ACCTTTTCTTGCAAGTGAAACCTTTGCTTTGGCTTCATTGGTGTGGTGTTTGCCTAGCATTGGATGATTTGTATAGTCACGCTTATTTTGCGAAGCCGACATTTTTTCCAAAGATTCAGCAGTATGTTTTTTGCCAAACATCCCATGCTTTTCGCCACTAGCCTTTGGCGTGTGCTTGTTTGCTTCACCAATTCTTTGTCGTGTTTCCTGTGATGGAATCCAACCGCTTGTACCTTCACCGCCATCGGAAATGTTGACAAGCCTAACGCCACGCCTACGATACAAATCAATCAGTTCAACTTCTGCTAGTAATGAAAATTCTTCATCAACATTTTTAATGGGCAATCTAACTTCTACGTTGTCTTTTGATTTGCAAAAGTTGTTCCAAAACTTGCCACGATTAACAAAGTGCTTGCATCGCTTTCCTGAACCTTTACCGACATAGAACACCGCACCCGTATCTTTACGGATGTGTTCGTAGACGTAAAAGCGTTCAGCGTTCATGGTTTCAGATTGGGAAAGTTTGATTGGATGCTCATGCTTGTTCTCCATCTGCGGGTTCGGGTGTATTGCCTTCAGCAAGCCATTTTAGGTAGGCTTGGTAGTCGGTGTTGGCGGGGTCTTTTGGTAGCCACAATCCATCCGAACGATAAATCATTTTTCCATCAAGATTTGTGATTGGGTCTAAAGTTAATTTGTATGTAATCATTTTATAACTCTGCGCTTATAACTAATAAACCTGAATTAGCATCAATCCAACTTGCAAGCCCTTTACCGCCCGCTAATGATGTAACAAAACGAATTTGATTAACACCACTACCAAAACCAAGTGCAGAATAACTAAGTGTTTGATATGAAATTGCCGCGCCAACAGAAGCAAAGTAATATTGCATCACCGCTAAATTACCTGAGAATGATGGGCTTGCTCTCATTGGTTGTATCAAACCATAACTATAAATATTTGAATCACTTGATACACCAACAATACTACTGCTAGTTGCTGTGCTAACTGTTTGACAATACCGTTGGCACAAAGCCAACTCAGTCCCAAAAGGTCGCACATCAAACGATGTTGCTATGTTGCCTTTTTCTAGTTGAACGCCTGTGATTTGCCAAGTATTTGAAGCAGATGAACCTAAATTTACTTGACCAGTTATTCCCCGTTGTGAATCTAACGATTTCCAAACACTTGGGCTTCCTGTTGCTGAAGATAAAGCAAGGAAAAAATCAAGTCGTAAACCTTCACCATTTGTTGCGGTAACTGCACCAGTTGAATCAGCGGGAATCAAAATCGTTTTGTACTCCCAAGTGTTTGCCACATTTATTGTGTAGCCTAAAACACATGAACGATTTGCATCAGGTCTGTATAAAAATGCGCTAAATTGTCCTGTTAAATTAGATTTGACCCAAAAACTTAGCGTCATAAGTGAAGCATTTGCAGTACCAAAACCAATATCAAAAATATTGTTACCTTCAAATTTTGTTTCAAATCCTACATCTGCACTTGAAGTTGATGTGCATGAAATTCTTAAAGAATTAACAAATCCTGATGGTGCGTCACTAATTCTTTGGGCAGTAAAAGCACCGCCACCAAAAGAATAATTAAATCTATCAACTGGAAAACCCGTAGAAGTTGTAATTGCCGAACCCGCATTGCGTTGGTCAATCATCATTGCGCCATTGATGATTCGGTTGCGGAATCCAACAGTCATGCCCGTGTTGTAGTACGCATCACCATTTTGGTAAGCCAATGAACCCAAATACTGATTCAATGGAATTTCATTAGGTGCGCTACCAATGTCGGATTGCGTAACTACTGCAACGCCATTTTCAGTCAGGGTTGTGAAATTGCCAGTGCTGGGTGTTGTTGCTCCGACAGTGCCGTTGATGTTGAAATTGGCTGCTGTGCCTGTGATGTTAGTTCCAACCAATGCGCTGGGTGTTCCTAATGCTGGTGTCACCAGAGTTGGTGAAGTTGCAAAAACATTTGCTCCAGTTCCTGTTTCATCCGTCAAAGCCGCCAACAGTTGAGCAGAAGTGAATGAGCCTAATGATGTGGCATTTCCGCTTGAAGTAATTGCACCAGTCAGATTTGCATTAGTGACAACAGTTGTTGCGTTGCCAACAGAAGTAACCATTCCTGTCAGATTGGCATTTGTCGTGACATTGCTTGCAGTGAAGTTAGTAGCAGTCCCTGTGATGTTTGTGCCTACCAAGGCAGATGGAGTGCCAAGGGCGGGAGTGACCAGAGTTGGACTATTAGCAAACACAGCAGAGCCAGTGCCAGTCTCATCTGTCAAAGCTGCAATCAGATTTGCACTGCTTGGAGTAGCCAAGAAAGTTGCAACTCCAGTCCCAAGACCAGACACACCACTTGCAATTGGAAGCCCTGTCGCATTAGTCAGAGTTGCACTTGTCGGAGTTCCTAGAATTGGAGTGACCAGTGTCGGAGTGTTTGCAAATACCAAAGCACCAGTGCCAGTTTCGTCACTTACTGCTGCCAGCAAGTTGGCAGAACTTGGAGTTCCAAGAAAAGTCGCAACACCAGTTCCCAATGATGTGATGCCAGTTCCACCATTAGCGACTGGCAGCGTTCCATTGACACCAGCAGTCAGAGAAACTGTGTTCTTTTCCCATAGGCTTGTGCTTGCGTTATAGACAAGGGTTTGGCCAGTGGTGGGAGACTGTGCCGAGACATTGTGCAACTCATCCATCTCATAGCCGTTTTGCACTTTGACAAACAACTTGCCCTGAGTTGCATGAGCGTACTCAACAATAGCCACATAAACCAAATGATCTGGTGCATAAGGCTTTGTCGCAGTCAATGTCCCAGCCGTTGTTGGGCTTAAATATAACTGCGCTCCATCTGTATAAGCAGATGTGTTAATGTTGCTTACTAAGCCAATGACAGTAACATAACCATTTGAGTTGTTTGCCAAGTCAGAGGTTATCAAACCTAATGTTTGTGCAGATGTTGAGTCGCCTGTTGCTAACGCTTTTGAGACTGTTGATTTTTGACCAGTTGCACCAGATATGTAAACAGCAGTGCCTTTGGTTAAGGTTGCGCCAGTTGTGTTTCTAACTGCCGCCAATAATGTTGATGCTGGTGAAGCTTCAGAAACCGCTAAATCAATGATGCTTCCATTCCTAGAAACAACAATGCTTGCGTCAGTTGATGTAATGTCAGAAACCGCTTTGTCAGCAGGGTAAGTGACAAAGACTTCTTTTGTGCCAGCCGCAAATAAAACTTTAGCGTCTGAATTGCTGGACTGTAAAACAGTTGTCCGAGCAAGCGTCAGACCATCATTCGACAATGTGCCAAGACCGACCTCCCAATCAGCACCATCCGCAACTGAGTAATAAGTGGTGTTGTTTGCACCGACACCAGCCGCAAATGTCTGAAAACCAGTGACTGATCCGCTTAGGACAAAATCACTGGTTCCAGTAGTGGTGGTTGATTGCTTAACTCGATCAGCAAGGATTAAAGCCATAAATAACCTCCGAGCCACCCTCGGTGGTGGCTAAAAAACTCAGTTTTGAATACGCAGTGGGGATGTGATGTCCACTGTAAATGTGCCGTTTGTAGAGATCACATTGCCAGCGAAATCAAGGTAAGCAACCAAATTGTCGGTTGAAGCAGTGCCAGTGGTCTTATAGATCACAGCAGCAGCCGCAGTCAAAGTTGCTGAAGCCCAAGAGACATCCGCAAAGTTGATGTCAATTCGGTCATTGGCTGTGTCGTTGGTCACAGTCACAGCAGTGGAAACACCGCCCGATGTGTAGCCAGTGCCACTGATCTCGTTGGTAACGTCAGAACGCTTTGTGTGCGTATCTTTGTTTGGTGTGTAACTGGATGTGACCAGAATGATCTTAAATGAGTTGGTGTCAAAATCAATTGCACCAGTTGCCATGTCATTCAAGGCTGAATTGTAGATTAGAGAGGCCATTGTTGATTCCTTTCAGGATGGATTTTAGTGGAAACTAGAAACTTAATCAATTTCGCAAAATGTCAATGAAATGCCACAAATCCGAGTTTCGGTAAGTTCCAGTCGGTTTGTCAGTTGCCCAAGCCTGTGGTGGGCCATTTAATTCTGTGTAGTTGTCGCCCTCAATCATATAAATTTCAAAGGCTTGAGGAACAATAAACTCGCCATTTTCATTGGTTTTGCCGACCATGACCATGACAGAGTGTGGAGGAATCTCCTCAATTGATTTGATTTCCTCAAAAACTTGCTGTGCAGGAATGTTGATTTCTCTCATATTTTATGTCCATGCGGGTAAGTAAAGGGTTGTTCCATCAATTGTGATCTGAATCCAAACATTTGTTGAATTGCTTGCTGGTTTGTTTGCACCATTGAAAGTTGCGGTGGCCGAGCCTGTGACAGTGCCTTGGACAAATCTCAAAACATTAGTTCCACCCGATCCATTCAAACGATTGGCAGCATAAGCGTCAGTCCCAGAAGCAACAGTTGCAAATGCAGAGGCTTCTTGTCCATCAAGTAAATCTGCATTTAAGTTTGCGACAACAGTGTTGTTGCTAATTCCAAACCTACCAAAAGAATAAAGACCAAACTCAGTCCCTCCAGACCCTGAAGACGATGATCCAAAAACACCAGCCGCCTGTGAGCCTGTACCCGCGCTAATACCTAAGACACCATTGCGAGTTGTTCCTGTAGCGTTTGTGACCCCTAGAACACCATGCCCTGTACCATTGTTTGTTCCAGTTATTGCAGTGCCGTTATAGCCTGAAGCGTTTGTGACATTCAATGCACTGATTGAAGACGCACCATTTAGAGTGCAGTTTGTATATAAACCAGCAACACCCAAAAGGCTGAAAATCGTTCCTCCACCTGAGTCATAAACTTTCAAATAAGAAGATGATGATTCATTAAGGATGACTCTATTTCCAGAAGCAGCAGACTCAACAGTTCCTCTAAAAAGACCATTGTTGAAAAAAGCATCACCAGTGTTTCTTTTTATGTAATAACCGACAGTCCCATAAGTTCCAGAACTTCCAAAAGTCGGAGGGTTTGATCCATCCCAATTGTCTGACTTGATGTCTTGGAAAATATTTGCAGCAACAGGGCCAGTCCATGCAGTCGTGTTTGCCGCAATTCCATCAACAGTCACAGCATTGCTGTTATATCGTCCCTGTATGTACCAAATGACTTGACCAACAACAGCAGTTGGTGAAGTTAAAGACCAACCACTTGGAGCCGCAGAACCGCTTGTGGGTGTCGTGAATGTTGGTGTTGGATCGGATTGAAGTTGTTGCTTATAAGCCGTAATTGCGTTTATTCCATCGGTTCCAGCAGCCGCAGCCGCATCCGTTGTCGCATTAGCACCAGTTGAGAATCCTGAAACATTGCGAGAGAAATCAACAGCCTTGAGCCAATAATATCTTGTCGCAGAAGCTGGCAAACCAGATCGAGCAAATGTCGAACTTGAAACTTCACCAATCTTTGTGGCAGTCGCGGAATTATTTGTTGAGTTTTCCCAAATCTCGTTATAAAACCAATCAGCAGCCGTTGGATTAGTCCAAGACAATTGAATTGTTTTTGCAGAGCCAACAGCACTCAAACTTGTTGGGGCTGAAGGTGCAGTGGTGTCACCAGATAAGGTGTGATTGATCGTTGTCGAGAATGGGCCTTCTTTGTCAGAGAAAATTGCCCTGACTCGGATGTTATAGACCAAAGCAACATCTTGCTGGCCAGCATAGTCATAAACAGTTTGCGAGGTGAAAATTGATTGCCAAAGAGTGTCAGAAAAGAGTTTAAATTGCAACTCATAGCCTGTCACATAAGCAGATGAAACAGCAGTCCATGTAACCCGAACCCCAGGTAATATTGTCCCATCAGGAAGGCTTAAATTTTGATTAGTGGCTGTTAATCCAGTCGGTGCAGCCTGTGGTTGAATTAGCGTCAGACTGGTGTTTGGAGCGTTATCCTGAGCGTCTGAGGTTGACCAGTCATAAGCAGTCGAGTCTTCCTCTTTGAGAACCAGATCAACTCCAATGTCCTCATTCAGTTTCCACTCCATGACCCTGAAATATTTGCCAGACCATCCCAGTTGAGCAATGGTCAAAGCCACCACATCGCCAGCCGTGATGTTGAGACAAGTTGGCTTGCATGAAATGCTGACAACAATGCCTTGACGCGACTTTAAAAGGTTAATCTTTGCAAGCCTTTGAGCCTCAAGATAATTAGTCGTGAAATTCAGATCGAGTTGAGCAGACAATTCCTCATTGCCATCTTGAGTCTTGAAAGTAGATGAAGCAATCGCTGGATATTCTGTCGCTGAATAAAGTTTGTCAGCATCAGCAAACACACCAGCCACTCGGTTAAATAGATTGGCTTTTTCATTAGCGCATGAGAGTTGAACATCGCCTCTCAAATCATCGACAGTGATTGTCTGAACAGGACTTGAGAACGCACCAACAATCAACTTATATTTGCCAGAGGAATAAATCAACATTCCAGCGCAAGTCGAGAGCATATCTTGCAAGACTTCCCGAGGACTCTTTGAGGTGTCAACCACGCCATTTAAGGTGTAGCGTTTCTGAGTGACAGCAGTTTTTACAGTGACAGTCTCATCACAGATATTTGCCGCAGCAATAAATGACGCTGAGTCGATCTCATCCGATGTGACCCGCATCCCATATTCGCTCATTATGTAATCGCGGATACAAAGGGCAGGGTTGTCAGACCAAGCCGTTGTTGTCGATCTAGGGTCATAGACTAATTTGCCCTTGACCAAAGCCCTGACTGTTGGAATGCTGGTAAAGATGGATGTGTCGTATTGCATCCTCACATAAACCGAGGAAATGCCAGTCAACTTGTGGCTCGATGTCCATTTGTTTGTGAGAGCCGCAGTCTCAGTCACTAGATCAGCATAAGCAGTGCCACCAGTCAGTGAGTTTTGAATTCTGGCTTTTCCAGAATAGCGACCACTTGAGACACTTCCAGAAACAGTGCCAACATCCTCGTCACCAAAGTAAACCTTTTCAACCGATTGAATCTGGTGGTCTGCCAATCCAAAGACTGTGTGCAGATATTCGTTTGTTGAGCCTGTGGTGGCCGCATAGAACATCACACCACCGACTAGGCTTTGGCCATAGATCAGTTGCCTTGGGGCTGTGGATGACCTGACATTGATTGTTTGACCCTTGAGTTCATTGGCAGTGCTTCCACCAATCAGACCCATGCTCTGAGCCGCCTTTGTGGTCAGAACAAAAGAGCCAGCCCGAATAGCCGCCCTTAAAAAGATGGCTTCTTTGCCGATTGCAAAATAAGCAATTGCCTGTTCTGCAAGAAACTCACCAGCCAAATAGACTACCAGTTCAGCCATTTATATGCTCCAAGCCTTTTCACAATTGAGAGTCGGTTGCATGATGATGCCAGACTCGGCCACAAAAGCCGACAATTCGCCAACACAAACACCAAGCAATTCTCGCCCCTCATTCATTAAACAGACCACATCGCCCCTTTGAGCCAGCAGAACTGACTTGGATTGACCAAAGTATTTGTCAGCCGCGCTTATCATTCCACCATGCTCACTCATTAACTCAGCAGCCCTTCTGGGTGTCTCATATTCAAAAAGACTGGTCAAGTCTTTATCTGAAATCTCTTTGACTGCCTTAATCGAAAACTGCCAACAGTCGTTTGTTCCCCATTCAAAAGGCAAATCCTTCTTTTGAACAATGTAGTCCTCAAGCAATCTAGGCCAGTTGTCTTTTCTCATGGAACTTCTGTAATAAATCCACCAGAATTGGGGTTTCCACCACCACCAGCATTTGCACCAGTTGGATCAGTGCGACCCCAATTTATATCCAGATTCTCGATGGCCACCACATATTGCAGACCCTCATCTGTGGCATCCCTGACTTGTTGCTCCTCATAAGTGAAGCGTTTGATCTTTGGTCTGTTGGCATCGATCATTTGATGCTCGATAGAAAGTGAGATGGTGGCTGTCTGGCCAAGACTGATTGACATCACATCCATGCGACCAGTAAACATTAAAGCCGCAGCCACCAGATCGTGATTGGCATCGAGCAAGGCAAAATAAATCTTTGCTGCCCTTCCCTGATAATTCTCGCCCAAAGCAATTGCAATGTGGTTTGAGTCAATTCCAGAGAGTGTTAGGGTTAACCCTTTAGCCTCAAGATTGGATGTCTCAGAGATTGTGTCAATCCCGCCAAGCCCACCGACTGCCAAATAAGTGTTGCCACCATAGACAATCGACTTGCCACCATTTGTGTAGTAAATATGGCCAGATGAAAAGTCAAGATCGACTAAAAAGCAAACTGTCAGATTGTCGTCTGTCAGAGCCGATGTGATGGCACTGGCAAGGCTTCGGGTCATATCGCCTCCAAAAAGCCAGCAGAGACCGAATAAACGCCTTCTAGCGACTTGTTGATTGCAACCGATGTGCCATCAAGTCGCATGATTGCTGAAGGGTTGTTGTAAGTCACAGAAGTCGATGCAGTTGGCTGAGTCCTGAATGGTGGCTCAATTGTGTAAACACTTGAAGCCTTACCAACAATCATCTTGACCTCGTAATTGGCAAACTGAATGAAGTCGCCAATTGACAGACTTGATGAGGAAAGAGTCGCAGTCGAGCCAGTGGAGGAACTCACAGTGATCGAGCCAGTGACAGTGCCGATTGGAGCAGTCTCACCGAATCTTGGCAAATAGACTGTGTTTGCCATACCGCGCATTTTGTAAAACAAAGCCTGAATCGGTGCGACCTCAGCCCTTGAAAGGTTGTTCCAAGCGACTGAGCAATACCATTTCGCACCAGCCAACTCGACTGTTTGAGACTGCTGGCTCAAAGGTGAGGTGAAAATCTGTGTGTTTGACCTCAACTCCCAAAGAGCAGATTGAGGTGTTTTGACACTAGGCCAAGCAAAGGTTGTCATGCAAACGCTCCACCAGATTTCATTGATCTGTAAATTTCCGCTTTGGCTTGTTCTTTAGCCTGATTCATTGCAGCCATGATCGATGATCTATCAGTCCGAGAGTCAATGTTGATGTTTTGAACAACAGTCACACCACCGCCACCGAGTTTATTGTTTGGCACGATATTACCCGCGCCATTTGGCACAAAGAGTTCAGGGCCACGCTCACCGACCATGTAAGGGGTATTTGATGAAACAGGGCCACCCATCGCTCGGCCACCAAAGCCTTTAAAGAACTCCCCAAGAAAACTGACTGCTGGATCGCTGATATTCTTTTTAATCAACATTCTCAGAATGTCGCGCTGGATCGAGTTCACCATGTCTTTGAAGTTTAGTTTGCCAGTCATAAAGGCTTCAGTCAGAGTGCTGGTGAACTCACTGCCAAAGTTGTTAATCGCATCAAGCAAAAGATCAATATCAGACTTGCCTTTATCAGTAAACTTTTTAAGCTCCTCACTTGCCAAACCAATAGAGCGACTGAAGGTGTCTGGATCAATGTCTTTGTTAGTCAATAATCCTTGCAAGTATTGAATGCGCTCGATGTAGTTCTCAAGGGGTGTGCGAGTGTCTTCAAACAACTTTTTGATTGAGTCAGCAAAGTCTTTTCTATCCTTTGTTTTTTGCTCATCATATTTCTGCTTCTCTTTGTCATTTTCCAGTTTTTCTTTGTCAGCCTCAGTGATGTTTCTGATCAAAACTAGGTAAGTCTCATAAGCCTTGATTTGCTCGTCAGTTGCACCCAATCTGGCAAACTGAGCAACCTTCAGTGCGTCCTCGCCATCGGTGAGTTTTGTGACCTGATCGATAACAGACAGATAAGAATCTCGAATCTTTAAAAGAGACTTTTCTAATTCGTTGTCTTCTTTCTTTGCTTTCTCGCCACCCAAAGATGGCAATGGTTTTGCTGCACGTTTGTCAATTCCAAGCAATCGCCTATCCATGCCACTTGCCTCTCCTTGTCTTGGAGTTGCAAACATTTCATTTCTTTGAATTGCCTTTAAATAATTTAAACGATTTTGTAAGTGCTTGTTATATTCATCAAGAGAGGAAGTGTCAGCATTGGCTTTTTTATAACGCTCGATGGCAGCATTGTTTGAATCAATTTCATCTCTTACAGTTTTAAGATTTTCTTCTGTATTTTTGAAAGGGTTGATTGTTCCAAAATTTCTAAGGGCATCAAGGAAACCGCCCGAATACTTTATGCCCTCTTGAAACTCAACAATCATCTTGGAAAGTCCAACAAGCATCGGGTTGATGCCATCGACCAAGATAAGTTTTAATTGCTGATTGATTTTTGTGATGTTGTCATTGAAAGCCTCAGCATTCTTTGCAAAGTCATCACCAAAACTTGCACCAAACTCTGTAATTCCTTGTTTGCCAGTATTCAGGAAAGGAATCAGATCAGCACCAGCCTTGCCAAACAAGGCCATTGCATATTGAGTCTTGGTCGCTCCATCGGCTGCACCACTAAATGCTCCCGCCACATCGCCAAGGATGTCAGCAGTTGGCCTGATATTGCCATTGGCATCTTTGACACTAATGCCGAGATTCTTAAATGCTTCTGATTGTTCTTTACTGCCAGAGGCCGCCTCTGCAATGCTTTTGTTTAATTTAACTAGAGCCGAGCCAAGTTGCTCGTTTGAGACACCAGCCAGATCAGCCGTGTTTGCCAATGATGATAATTCGCTGACCGCAATCCCTGTCTTTTGAGACAGTTTATTCATGTTGTCAGCACTGTCGATCAAGCCCTTGATCTGAGCCGCGCTTCCAATGGCCGCCAAAACAGCAGTCAGACCAGCGATCTTGCCTGTCACCGCACCAACACTGGTACTTAGATCAGTAAGACCGCCTTTGACTGATTTGAAGGCCGCGCCAGTCCTGTCCTGAGCAACAATGTCAATGCTTACATCTTTACTTGCCATTGCTTCTCTCCGACTGAAACTTAATCCAAACTTGCCATTCTAGGAACTCCTCAACAGACATTTCCTCGATCTCGCCAACTGTTTTGTGTAACTTCTCAGCAAGATAAAACATGAACTGTCGCTCAGGAGTCTCCCTTAGTTTTTTTCGAGTTCCTTGAAATCAACTCGCATGATTTCTGTTGAAACTCTTTCCAAAATTGAGGCATCGACCATGTTTCGCAAAACTGGCTTGTCCTCGATGGTGAAAATCTTTCCACCTTCTTTATCTAGGCACTTCATCACCAACAACTCAACCAGAGTGTCAGCCTCAGAGTTGCCCAATCGAGTCACCGCCTGAAGTCTTGCTTTGTCTTTCAATGTGAAAGGCTCAACATAAACGATCAGAGGGCCATTCTCGTCACCCCATTCAGGCACTTCAATGGCCTTGATCTGGAGTGACTTGAAATGGGCTTTTGCCCGATCAATCGCACCCATTACGCAGCAGTGCTTAGAGCCAATACGCCAGTGCCTTGCAATGTGATGGAAGCCTCAACCATGCCATCAAAAGATGAATTGATTGTCAGACCAGTCACAATGGCAGAGCCAGTGTAATATTTATCGCCAGCCGTTGCACCTTCGGGATAAGCCGAGAATGTAACGCTTGCACCAACAGTCATGGCCATTTGGCCAGCGTCAGCCTCATCCCAAAACACATCAACTGAACCAGTGAAGGTTGTCAGTGAGGGTTTGTAGGTGCGAGCCGCATCGCCCATCGATGTGTCCTCTAATGTGTCAGCAGACTCGGAAATCGAGAAACTGCGAATCTCGCCAATGGTGTTTGCACCAACTTTGAGTGTACCTTCTGAACCAGTATGAGTAGCCATAATTAAGCCCCTTTCAAGTTTTACAATTTTGCCACATTAAGCAGCAGATTCAACATCATTTTCTCTTGTCGAGTAAGTTACCTCAACAGTGAAACGCCCAACACCCACCACTTGTTCTCCATCCCCTGAATAATCAGATTCAAAAGCGACTGTGTTGATGTCCTTTGCTTTGCCACCAAGCGTGATATTCTGATAGAGGGCTTCCTCTACCTCAACCGCAATGGTGTCAATCGTATTGTCAAAATTAGTGTTTGCCATGACATAACACTCAACCATCACCTCTAAAACTCTCAACTGAGTTCTGGGTCTGGTCATTGTTTCATTTGTCGATGTCTCTGACTTTGTATAAACAATGAGTGCTGGCAGTTTGCCAGACTCAAATGGATAAACCCGAGACTTGAAAACCCGAGTGCCAGTCGTTGTCAGACCAGTCAAAGCAGTGACTACCGCATCCCTGATTTGCTGCCGAACATGGCTCATTATTGTTTCTCCAAAACTATCATTGTCATGCCAGTCCCATCGTCCTGAACAATTCTGGACTTATAACTAACTCTGGCAATCAGGAAGGCATCACCCTCAGTGCATGACTCCACATCCGAGGTGCGAACCATGAGTCTGGGTTGCTGAATAGCAAAGCCAACATCGCCACCAGTCTCGACATCGATGAACTGGTTGTCAAAGATTCCTCGAATAGTCTTTGGGACTCCATTCTGGATTGTGTATTTCACATCAATCCCAAAGTCTTTCAAGTACATCAAGCGATCAGCAGCAGACTCAAACATTCTTTTTTGGCCTTCCACGCTTAATTATTGGCATGGCATCCGATATTTCTAAACCAAGACTCTTATTCACCAGTGGAGTTTCAAAAGTATGCAAAACGCATCTCTCCATTTGAATAAGACTCTTGCCTTCTAAATCAGGCAATTCCAAGACATCGCCCATTCGGGCTTTGCCTTGGCTTGTCATCGTATTTCTGATGAAATATAAATTCATGTTTAGCTGACGTATTGGTACTCACCAATCAACTCGACACCAATTTTGTAAGACGCTGTGCCAGCAACAGTGCAAACTGCTTTGACAAAACGCTTCATTTCATTTTTGTTGACGCTCAATTTCTGAACGCTGGCTGTGTTTCCAACTTCAGTAAACGCTGCACCAGTTACATCTGTGTAAGAACCACCAGAGGTGTCGCTGTGAGTCAACTTGACATTGCAAGTTGCACCAGCACCGCCAGCAGAACAATTAAGAATAACTGCCACTTCGTTTGTGTATTGAAGCAAATCAACAGCAGAACCAGTAGTTGTCGCAGTGATTGTGTTTGAAGGAATCAATGCAACCAGTTGAGAATTATCGCCATAATTAACCATTTAAATCTCCAAAAAAGATGGTGGGGTTTTTAGCCCCACCTTGTCAATTAAGCAATGTCAGCATCGCCATAGCAGAAGGAAACCGCATTGCGAACTGCAATGTCAGTGTCTTGCAACGCCACCACGCGCATTGTGCCGCTTGTGGAGTTGCTGTAAGGATCGACCATCAAATCCAAACCAGAGAAGAAACCAATCAGCAAGTCAGCAAAGTTGCCAAAGAACACATCGCCAGCAGTCACTTGATTAGAAGTTTCTGTGCGATATCCGTTGACAGTATTGCCAGCTTCCCAAACAAACTGACCAGCAGATGTAGATGACTTTTCAGTTGTCTTCAATGCACCGCGTTGAGCAGGATTGAACAAATAAGTCATTGTTCCGATGTCAGCATTGTCGGTTGCAACCTCAGACTCCATTCCCACCAACTCAGCAAATGTTGGGTTTGTGGCTGCAAAGTCTTTGGTGTTGATGCCAGAAACCAACTTGATGCCTGTTGGCTGGTTGTTTGAACCAGTGCCATAAAGGGCAGCAGCGTCAATCGCCAAAGCAATCACAGTGGCCAAGTCTCTGCGAACCATGCTTTCAACGTCAATTGATGACTGGATCATCAATTTGCGTGAAAAGTCAGTGTAAGCACCGACAGTCTTTGGAGACATTGTGACTTGAGCCAGAGTTTGTTGGCTCTCAGTAGGTGCGCCAGACTCAGCAACCCAATAAGCAGTGGCCGCGCCAGATTGCTTAGGAATTGCCACATTGCCAACCAGA